GGGGATGCTGACCTTCAGCACTTCCGCACTGTCTGCCGGCGGCTCCGTCGTGTGGGGCGGCGGCGGTGTGGGCGTGACCCAAACCGAAGTGGCGACCTTCGCTGGTCTCCGCGTGGTGATCGACGACCAACTAGTCGCACTGACCGGCGGCACCTCGACCCACGCCAAGAAGTACCCCGTGTACCTCTTCCAGAGCGGCGTCGTTTCCGAGGGCATCCAACAGGATCTCCGCCTTGGCGCAGACCGCAACATCCTGTCAATGCAGGACATCTTGGCTGTCGACTACCACTACGGTTACCACGTGACCGGCACCAAGTGGAACGTGGCCGGCGACAACCCGACCAACGCTGCCACCACCGGCAACCTGGGCGACACCGCCTCCTGGAGCCTGGTGTACAGCACCACCAAGCAAGTGCCCCTCTGCCGCCTGCTGGTCAACACCCCGTTCGATACCACGGCTTACGCCTGATTTTTAGGCCAAGCCAAAACAAAGGCCCCCACAACCGGGGGCCTTTTCTTTTATCTACTCAACCCTCAATCTCACCAATCCGAATCCGTTCCTGATACTCAAAAATTTCTGGAGCACGCCCCACCATTTTGTACGAATGACTCAGCAACTCACGAAACACATGCGGACTAACCGCCAACTCCTGCTGGATCGTCTCTGCATCTTTACCCGCAGCAAACATTTCGCGGATTGCCTCAGCAACAGGCTCCAGTGAGCGCACGGTGTCACCAGGCAACGCAGATGGTGCGGATTCCTCCTTTACTTCTAGGCTGTCAGCAGCTTTGCGAGCAGGCATGAGTACAGTGCGTCTCTTCGTACTACAGGATAACTGTCGCAGCTTTGTTGACGTCCAATACGGCCAGCACCTAGAAGCCCAAGCCGAGCTGGAAATGTTTGGCGCCAAGGTTTACCACTCAATGATTTTGCGCGAAACAGCCAAACAAAGGAAATCACGCACTGGCGCTAGACTCAAACAAAGGATGTATTGATTGTGGCTGCCGTCATTGATGCCACTGTTGCCGGCGCGTCAGCCAACAGCTACGTGACGTTGGCCGCCGCCAACACCTACTTCGAAACCGTCCCGGACTCCGCGACCTGGACCGACAAAACCGACGACCAAAAGAACCGCGCCTTGATCAGCGCCACCCGCTGGATCGACGCCCTCAGCTTCTACGGCGACCGCTGCACCACCACGCAAGCCCTGAAGTGGCCCCGCGAAGACTTCGAGGTTGACGGCATCGAACTGGTCTGCACTGTCATCCCAACCGAAATCAAAGTTGCCACCTACGAACTGGCACGCGCCCTCGCCAACGACACCGACGCCATCACGGGCAGCACCGGCACGACCGGTCTCTACGACCAAGTGGAACTCGGCGAACTGAAGGTCAAGTACAAGTCCAGTTCCATGACACCAGGCATGGTGAACAACGTCTTCGACCTTTACCCCTGGCTCCAGACCTACCTCGGCGCCTATTGCATGGGCGGCGCCACCAACTACGCCGTCCGCCTCCGCCGAGGTTGACATGGGCCTAATCGACACCACCTTCGCCCCCATCCCCACCTCACTCCTCGCCGACTGGGGCCAAAACATCACGTACATCAAAACCGCCACCCCACGCACCTACAACCCAACGACTGGAGCAGTCACCGGCTCCGACACCACTGTCACAGTCAAAGCTGTGATCACCCGCCTCAACCCGCGCGAATCCGAAGGTTTGTACCAAACCACCGACCTCAAGGTCATCATTGGCACCAGTGAGCTTGGAACGTATTACCCCACTGAAGCCGACCGCATCCAATACACCCAAGACGGCGCCACCCGCGAAGCCAAGATCATCAACATCACGTCTTATCGTGGCGACAATCCGGTCATGCACACCTTTATTGCGAGGCCGCAGTAATGGCTAAGAAAGGTTTCTGGCAAGGAGGCAAAGAACTCGCAGAGGAACTTGACCGGCTAGGCGGATCACTCGCATTGGTTGGCCCTACATTGGCAGCCGAGCGCGTTGTCCGAGAAGTACAACAAGCTGGTCCAAGCTGGACCGGAAAGTTCTCAAACTCCTGGCAAATCGAAGGCCCGCAAGGTCAACTTGTCAAAGGCGATGGCCAGTCCGGCGAACCCCGCCCAGTCGAATTTACATCTACCCCATTTACCGGTCGCCAAGCCACAGCAACACTATTCAGAACAACAGTCTTAAAAGACAAAATCGTCTACAGGATTTCCAATTTTTCCCCTTACGCCGCTGAAGCCACTGATGAAGTACAAGGAACATTTATTCGTCCCAAGGATGCTGTAATTCCTCAAACACAACTCGGTTTGAGTAAGTGGGATCCCCAAGACACAACTCGTCTACCCAACACGTACAGGGGCCAAACAACAGGCGGCAGACCAAACGGAAGTGCCAGTCGTACAGCCCCCTTGGACTGGTTAGCTACCTACGCATCCGCCGGAATAAACCGTGCAGTCAAACTAGAGATGGACGCCGCGCTAAGAAGCCCCCGATGAACTACCAAGCCATCCGCGCCGCCGTCGAAAATCCATTGCTTACAGCTTTTGGCGCCCTAACCCCAGCAGTACCCGTTTACTTCGACAACATCACGGCCGTCCCACCCAACACAACCACTGAATACGTTCGCGTCAATGTTACTTTCGGCATTACCAACGAACCCACTCTTAGCTCCAGCGTGGACAACGCTCGTGGCGCAGTTGTCATCCGCATTTTCACAGAAAAAGGCAAAGGTCCGGCCCGCAACCAAACTTTGCTAACGACTGCCGTAAACGTACTGGAAACCATCAACAACAGTACAAAAAGCACTAGCGGTGTTTATTTCAAAGTTGGTGAGATTAACGGCCCAACATTTTCTACTACGGAAGAGTCTCCCCATTTCATGGGACGCATTGAAACTTCCTACGTAGCGACTGTGTTGTCATAGGAAATGTTTGTGTTGGGCGCTAACCTGTATTAAGCCGGGCAGTGCCCGCCCACAACGTCCACTTGGTACGCCCTATGGCCACCACCGTTCTGTCCGGCACGTCCGGCGCTCTCTACTACAAGCCCGCCGGCACCACCGGCACCTTCGGTGAATCCGGCGTCAACGCCACCACCGATGTAATCACCGTTGCCCCCTACCTGAACTTCAAGGCAGGCGACCCGGTGAAATTCCGCGTGGTGAACAGCCAAACCGGCGGCACCGGTACCGGCACTCTGCCCGCACCCATTTCGGACGCTACCACTTACTACGTCCTGAGCTACACCGCTGCGACTGGTGCACTCACCGTGTCGACCGCTGCTGGCGGTACCATCCTCGCCATCACCGACGACGGCACTGCCGTCGCCCCCAACGAGTTTGAGGTGTACTACGCCGACTTCGCTGTTGTCGGCCAAGTCCGCGACTGGAGCTTCGAAATCAGCCGCGCTGAGATCGACGTCACCACCATCGGCCAAACCCCCGGCCAGTACGTGCCCTTCCGCAGCTACATCAGCGGCTTCGGCGATGGCACCGGTACCGCAACGGTCTACATGACCAACGAGGACGCCGCCCTGTCCAACCGCATGATCGAGGACGTGCTCCAACGCCAGCAGACTGGCGCCGCCTTCAAGCTCTACACCGACCGCGTATTCAGTGGCGGCACCCTGAGCGAAAGCCTGAGCCGCTCGATCTCGTTCGATGCAGTGCTGACCTCGGCCAGCCTGAACATCAACCCCGACGACGCCCAATCGGTGACCGTCAACTTCCGCCCTGCTGGCACCCCGACCTTCGATTTCAGCACTGCAGCCTGATAGTCTGCTGTCGCAGCCAGTTCAGCAACCCCCGGCCTCCCAGCCGGGGTTTTTCATTTCTACTCCGCTACACTAATCCCATACCCCAAGCACTGGTATGCCCGTTCCTGTACGCGCAATCGACCGTCTCCGCAAGGCCGCCAACCTGGAGCCAGTTAAAAAAGTAGTAGACCTGTCCGACGGCAGCACATTTGAAATGTGGGTGGCACCGCTGACGATGGCTGAGCGCGAACGCGCTCAAAAACAGGCCAAATCCGACGACGCCAACGCTTTCGCGCTCCAGCTGCTGATCGCCAAAGCCCTCGACGAATCCGGCGCCAAGCTCTTCAGCGTCGGCGAAGTCGACGTCCTGAAAAACGAAGTCAAGGACAAAGACCTGCAAGCTCTGATGCTGGCGATCCTGACCGACGACGCCGAGCCCATCGACCCAAAATCCTGAGCGCCGAACTCCGCAAGGACAACTGGCTCATGCTCCAATTCGGCGTAGCCAAGGAGCTGGGCCTAACCCTCACCGAAGTTCGGACCTCAATGACCGCCGAAGAGTTACTCGGCTGGAGCGCCTACTTCCAAATCCTGAACGAAGACCAGCAAAAGGAGATGGACAAGGCCAAACGCCGCCGCTAACCCGGCGGCTTTTTTACACCGTAAACTGAAGTACCAGAGTGTGACGTTGCGCCGTGGCTTACAGAGCCGATATTGAAATTGCGGTACGCGGCGCCCAAGAACTCAAGCGTCTTCAAAACGAAATCAAGTCTTCATCTGACGCGGTTAATAGCCTTAATTCAAGCCTTAATGCTGTAGCAAATCTTCTTCCTAGAAGTTTTGCTAACTTAAACAAAGTAGTCGGTGAAGCAGCCGACAACTTTAATCGCGTAGCGCTTGGCACACAGGAGGCAACCGAAGCAGCGCGTGTATATGCTCGCGCCACCGACGAATTAAACGTAGGCTTGCAAGAACGTGCTGCACTACTAAAGCAGATCATTGAACAGGAACGTAAAGCAAAGCTTGCAGCCGCTGGAGTAAGAGAAACTACACAATACGGCGGCCCTATCGGTCCAGGTCAAGCTTCTCCAGTCGCGCTATCTTCACAGCTTCGTGGGCGTACACAACAAATTCTTGACGAACGTAAAGGAGTAAACGAACTTGCAGAAGCGCTTTTACAACTAGAAGAGCGGCGCAGACAAGAAACTAACGCCGCGCTTGATGCTAGAGCTGCATCTGTAGCTTTGCAGCAAGAAAGAAAGCAAGAAGCTTTCTTAGCAGGTAAAACCCAGTTTGCCGAACCAATCGGTCCAGGGCAAGCATCACCCATTGGAGCACTTGTAGGACAAAAATCGCCGGTTGCAGAACGGTTACAGCGTACGGTGCAAAGTCGTCAAGATGAGCTTGCTTTACAGCAAGCACTTTTGCGTCTTGAGGAAAAAAGCGCTGCTGAACTAAACAAAAAAGTACAAAGTCAGGAAGCCCTTGTGCAAGGCACGAGGGAAGTGTTGGCCCTTATAGAGCAGCAAAATAGGCGTCAGCAGTTTCTTGCGGGCAAGTCAGGTACAGCTATGCAAGGGCCTCTGGCAGGCCCTGGCGCAATGGGCTTCCCCGTTGCTTTGCCTCTTAGTGCTGCAGAGCAAAAAGGACTTGAAATTGAAACCAAAAAACAGCAAATTCTGCAGCGTATGGCAGATACGCGCCAACAGCTTGTTGGTTTAGCTTCTAATCTGCAGCGTTTAGATCAAAATTCGGCCGTTGCTATTGCCGATGCGGAAAGAGCACAAACAAAGTTAAACGCTGCAAAAGAACGTGAGCTACAAATTTCAAAGCAAGGTGCACTACTAGCCGGAAATTTTAGCCCTATCGGTGGAGCCGCAGACATTCCAGGTTCTCCTGCCGCGATTGCAGCTGCCCAAAGCAGAAGACGCGAAGCAGCGAGTAATGCAATTATCGGTGGAGCGTTTCCGCTGCTTTTCGGGCAGGGAGCTGGTGCTGCAGTCGGCGGCGGCTTAGGAGGAGCGCTAGGCGGCTTGGCTGGGGGACAATCCCTAGTTGGTACAGCTTTAGGCCAAACATTTGACAACGCTACACAATCAGCAGCGGACTTTACTAAAGCCCTAAAAGACACAGGAGATGCTTCGGCTGTTTTAGAAACAGCCCTAGGTCGTGTCGATAAAACCACTAAAATAACAATTCAAAACCTAGCTAAATCTGGACAACAAGCCGCAGCAGCAGAAGCATCTTTCCAAGCGCTGGCGGCGGAAATTGGTACTGAACAAGCCGAAGCTTTTAGACGAGCAGGCGAAGCAACAACGGAGTGGGGAAGTAATTTACAAAAGTGGCTGACTAAAACATATGCAAACGTAATTCTGCTTGGTGAAGCAATTAAAAACAACTTTCCTACGGGTCCCGGTATTCAAGCTCAAACATCAGTGTTTGATATTGTTGAAGCGCAACCTCAGCAAGCATTAACCCAAGAAGCACGAGATCGTTTAGAAGATCTTGCAGGCCAGAATTCGTTGCTTGAAAAGCAAGTAGCTTTGACACGCTTGACAGCAGACGCTTCCGTCGACCAACGCCTCCAGCTAGAAAGACAAATAGCTCTACAAGCATACGTAAATGATGCAACAGAATTAGAAAGACAACTTAAGCAAAAATTACTATCTGATCAAGAGTACAATTTACGTTTGAAAGCCGCAGAGTTACGCTTTACGCAGCAGCTGTTTGAAGTTGAAAATGCTGCACAGCAAGCACGCCAGCGTAAAGCCGAAGAAGCTCAGCGTGCCGCAGAAAAAGCTCAACGAGACGCAGAACGCGCCGCTCAAAAACAGCTACAAACTCTCAACAATATCCGTAATCTTCAAGTCTCGCTTATACAGCAAACACTGGAAAGCGCCGATATTGATATTGCACGTACCCGTGCAGTAGACGGAGAAATAGCGGCACTAAAAGAAGCTACATCTCAGTTACAGGCACGCCTTAACATTGAAGCTCGCATACTAGACATCCAACTAGAACAGCAACTTTCTGCTCAAGATATAACCGATCAAGAGCGCACGTTGTACGAGTCTATTTACAAGCAGCAAAGAGCTAACCTCGAAGCGCAGTATGAAATAAAAGCTCGCACGCAGCAGCTTGACTTGGCTCGACTGCAAACAGCACGGCAAATTCTTTTTGCTGAAGGTGGCCGTGCCGTTGAAGACATTAGGCAGCAGCGTGGCACGCAACTCGCTGGACTGCAGGCCGAACTGGCTTTTCCGTTTGGTGGTGACGGCCTTGACGTCGCAAACCAGCAGTTAGAACAACAAACACGCCGCTACGAAACACTCATACCTTTACAGAGAGAACTTCAAAATCTTGAAACCGACCGCGCTAATATAGCAGCAACAGCGTCTGCGCAAGAACTACAAGATCTAAATAAACGTATTACAGATAAAATTACAGAAATTGAATTGCAGGGACAGTACCTTACTCAGCTCGACGCTACAGAGCAAGCGTTGCTTCGCCAGCAACAAATCTACGCAAAATACGGATTTATCGCAGACGAAGTTTCTCGCGCACTCAGCGATTCCATCACAGGGTTGATTACTGGTACAACAACTGTCACAGAAGCTTTTAGTCGCATGTTTGAAAACATCGGCAAAGCCTTTATTGATATGGCTACGCAAATGCTGGCACAGCAACTATTTATGACTGTCTTACGTGCTTTTGCCGGTGGTGGCAGTAGCTCCATCGTGCAAGGCACCAATGTTCCCATATCGGCCATGCCTGCCGGAATGGCTTTTGCAGAAGGCGGCTTCGTCACCGGACCAACCAACGCCCTTATCGGCGAAGGCGGCGAGCCCGAGTACGTCATCCCCGCCAGCAAGATGCGCACCGCAATGGGCCGGTACGCAGGTGGTGCACGCGGCGCCGCTGTCATTCCCGGCAACGGCGAAAGCGGCGGCGGTGGCATGGGCGCTGCCCCCTCGGGCACCATCGACGTGCGCTACAGCATCGAACGGATCAATAACGTGGATTACGTCACCGCCGATCAGTTCCAGCGCGGCATGGCACAAGCCGCTCAACAAGGCGCAATCCAAGGCGAACGCCGCGCCATGCGTAGCCTCAAGAACAGCGCCGCCACACGTAGAGGAGTCGGCATCTAATGGAATACGCCTACGGCCACCTGCTCGACATCGGCCCCAGCGGTCAAGCCGCCCAATACCGCTTCCAGAACTACGCGATCAACCAGAATGTAGACGGCTACTTGTTTCTGCCGTTCAGCTTC